CTATTTGGAACTTGTTTCGCCCATTTGGAATCTTCCATTTGAATCCCAGCCTCAATCCAATTAGCATCCATTACTGCGGCGTGCATCTTAGCAAACTGACTTAATCTTGGGCGGCCCAGATTAAACATCATATTTGCAATAATTAATTGTGCTTCTTCTGGTAGTATATAAAAATCATCATAAAGTATTGTGCAGTCATCTATAACTTTTTCGATATCTTCTGCAAAACACTCATCAACTCTTTCTTTTGACACTGCAGTACCAACTTCCATATCGTTTTCTGGATCTTTTGCTCTGCACAAGTGACCAATTCCAAACGTCTTATATCCCAGATGGTCTAAGTATATTTCGTACTTTACTCCTTCGTCAGCAATCAATTCATTTTTTAATGTATCAATGTTCATCTATCTTCCTTGTCTTTTTCTCAAACAACTTACATGACGATAATAGAAATAATTACCAATCTTATTAAAAAACTTAGATAAACTCAACCAAAACCACATCATTTTGTTAAACCTTTATATTTCTCAAATGATCTCAAGCCGCCCAATCCCAGCATTCCCATCAAAACAGTCATAAGTGAACCCATGTCAAAAGTTGGCAATTCTGGTATTTCTACTGCTAGATATGCACATATAAACATAGTTACTGGTGCTAATACAAAATGCCAACATAAAGCAATGCCACATGTCCAGCCAATAAAGGGTCTCCAGCCAGCCACAAAGATTGATCTATGTTTGGCTTCAGTCTGATTTATAGCTAACTGCCCTTTTGCCAGTTCCTGAGCATGTGTCTCAGCCATTGTTGCCACCTCATGTGCCAACTTGTTCTTCATGTCCTTATCTTCTATAAATTTGCCAAGAAGATTAGATACGGGTCCAATTAACGCCGTGAGCATGTGCATTCCTTTCGTCTAAACTTACTATCTATCCATACTTTGCCATAGTATAGAATAAATAGCCACATAGTAAATAATACGCCTTCTATATAACTAAGATCATTCCAAGCATCTAATATCATATTTTCCATTTTAATCTACCCTCAGACAATTGTTGACATTTGTATTTTGTTGGTTTCCATAGTGGGTAATATAGGTGAACTTGTCTGCTTATTTGTAATGCTCTTTGTTTACAAGCAAATTCTGTTTCATACGGGCCAGTTTGGTCTTCTAAAATTTGACAATTATTTGGCAAACCTATTACACATATAGTTACCAATGCCTTGAACATCATTTTTTACTCATAAAAGCAGAAGCACCCATATATGCACCTACAATTCCTGCACCAGAAATATAAAATAGATTACTTATATCAGCTAATGCCTTTAATCTTTCTATATCTACAAAAAACATAGCAACAGTAAATAAACCCATTGCTATTAATGTTGCTCTTGCAATTCTTAATTGTGCTAATTGTTTTCTTAAAACTTGTTCTGTTTCTTTAATAGATGTGGCGATTGCCAATTCTTCATCAGTAACAACGCCATCATTATTGATGTCGTATTTATTATATTTACTATTTTTTTCTAGACCTTTTTTCATATACTAGACCTTTTTCATATACTTATTTAAATGGTTCTCCACAAAACCATACTACTAAAGAATATCTAGTGCCTTTTGTTACTGGTTTAACTCTATGTAACATATAAGACGGAAAAACTATAACTGTTCCTAACTTTTCCTTAATTAATCGTTTTTCATCAAAGAACTCAAATTCTCCACCTTCGTAATCTTCATTAAGCACAATGGTCATTGATAGTTTTCTTGTTTTATTATGTAGAAATTTATTTTCTGGCATATTGTATCTAGTAAAACCATTACCATCTAAATGAAAATCGTAATGTCCATTTTCTTTATATTTAGATATTTGCATAGATTCGCAAGATTCTACTTGAAAATTCCAATTAGAATTTATATTCGCAGTATTAACATAATGCCAAGCAAGGTCAAAAAGCCATTCGTCATCACAAAACGCCACATCAGTAATTCTTATATCTTCATTTAAATGTGGATTTTCAATATGACTGCCTACTTTAGCTTTTATCCATTTATTCTTTCCATAACTTATAATTTTATTACATATGTCTTTATCTACGTCATTTTTAAAAACCCAATATGGGTGCATGGCGTTTTCTTTTTGAATAATAGTGTTAGTTGTTTCATTCATATGGTTCATTGCATTATTCAGACTCAACTACCCAACCTGTTGAGTTATCAGCTTGATATGCATCTTCATCCCAATAATATAGATTTTCATCATTTGGGTGTGGAATTGGCGGCTCCCACAAGCAAGATTCTTCATTTAATGTCCAGCTTGGAAAAGTTTGTGGTGCGTAAAATGCATCTTTATCTTCATCATAAGTATAACCTGTACCAGCATAATTTTTTCTAAAAGGTGCACTACCCTCACTATGTACTCCACCATTAGTATTAAAAGATGTTTGTTTCCAAGAAGACCAATCAGTAAGAGAAGATAAAAAAGCTACTCCCAATGCTTCTTGTTCAACACCATCACTATCTAAAATCATTTGATTATCAACTACTAATACTTCAAGCACTATGTTATTTTCATCTAATTTTGCAAAATGAGCCATTACTTTGCTACACTCCCTGAACCAGTAAATGTTAAAATAGTATAATCACCACTCGTTGAGACTGAACTAGCTCCTGATTGTGTTCCAGAATAGTTTCCAGTAGGCATACTAACGAATACTATGCCACTACCACCCGACCTTGCGGAATTACCATCTCTACCACCACCACCACCACCACCAGTGTTACCACTGCCTGGTTGTGCTGCGGGACCATTGTGGTATGCTCCTCTTCCACCACCTCCAGAGCCTCCAGGATGATTTGTAGATTGTCCTGCTCCTCCACCTCCTCCTGCACGAGTTGATGCACCTAGACCTGGAATAGTAAGTGCTGAACCTGATCCTCCAGGACCAGAATTACCACCAGTACCACCTCTTCCACCACCACCTCCACAATTGTATCTATTTGCAAAGGGGCTTGAAGCACCACCATTATTTCCTTGACCACTTGTACCTGAGCCACCAGGTCTATTAGTATGGTATCCTCCACCACCTCCAGAGCCACCAGGTTTACCATTGCCAGGAGTTGCGTAATAACCACCCCCTCCACCACCACCAGTAGATGTGGTTACTCCCGAAACTGAAGAATTAGAGCCATTTGAACCACTACTATTGCTCGCTGGATACCCTCCACCGCCTCCACCACCACCAATGGTTATAGACCATGTACCACTTCCAGATGAGACGCCAGTCTGTTGGTATGTTTGTGAACCACCAGCTCCTCCACCTCCACCAGTCCAACCTCCTCCTCCACCGCCACCTGCGATGATTAGAAAGTTAGCAGTATAGGAACTAGAAGTACCACCAAAGTCTTCTGACATTGTAATTGCACCAGAACTTGGAGCATTGCCTTGACCATAATATTCAGAAAGAGATATAGGGTTAGAACCACCAAACTCTGATTGAATTTGAGATAAACTTATTGATGAGCCAACTGGTGGAAGAGCCATTAACTACACTCCTTTTAATTCATTTATTTCTTCTTTAAGTTCTTTGATTGCTTCAATAAGAACTGACGTTATCTTACCATAATCTACTGATTTTGTTTGTATTTCATCATCTGCAGTAATAACTACTTCTGGTAAAATAGCTTCCATATCTTGTGCTAAAACACCAACTTGTTCTCTAGCATCTTCAACATCATTTCTTTTGTAATAAACGCCTTGCATTTGCATAACTTTATCTAAGCTATTTGTTATTGGCTTTATATCTGTTTTTAATCGTTTATCAGAGAAAGCAGTTACATCATTATTAAATGTTGCCGCTCCTGCACCAGACATATCAAGAGTAAGAGCAGTTATACCACTACCACCATCATTACCAGTTATTTTAAAATCTGTATCACTAGTAGGTACATTTATTGTTAAACCACCAGCATCAATAGCAAGTTTCCCATATTCTGTGCCACCATCTTTTAATTTTACATTACCACCATCAGCATCAAGTATAATATCACCTGCTACATCTATAGTTAAGTCACCACTAGATAAATCAATCTCTGTGCCATCTATTGTAATGTTGTCTGCTACTAATGAACCACCAGTAATAGCACCAGTCGTTGTAATCGTAGATGAGCCAGTATCAATTGTACCAAAGCCAGAAGTTATTGATCCAGCATTTAATGCACCAGTTGTAACTATACTTGAACTACCTGCAATAGGACTTAATACAGAAGCAATAGCAGTTCCATTAATTGTAATGGCATCAGCTTCTAATGTTCCATCTATATCTGCATCACCAGTTACAGTTAAATCATCTTGTACTTTTAAATCAACAACTGATAATGAAGCAAACGCATCTACAACCGCGGCTCCACTGCCTGCACCATCTAAATAAACTGCTTTTGTATCTCCTGGTGGGATTGTCACATTTGCACCAGAACCTTGACTTATAATTATATTTTGAGAGCCACTAGTTGCATTTTCTATGAATTGCATACGTTTCATAGTATTAGGTGCTATTGTTATCGTACAAGCACTGTCTAGAGTTCCAGTATATTTAAGATACATGGCTCTACCTGCATCAGAAGCACCATCTGCAACTGTTGTGGTATGAGTATCAGCATTTGTTGTTATAGCTTCTGTGCCAAATCCAAGAGCCTCACCAATAAGTTCTAGGTTGGTATTTGTTGTATTACCCCATGTTCCACTGGCATCACCAGTGCCCATTTCGTT